TTAACTTCTGACTCAGAATATATTTTATAATCTTCACCAAGCAACAAAGTCTACTCCTAGCATATAAAAAGGTAAGTCTTCAAAATCATAACCTGCACCAGCAGATATACCTAAATTTAATTTACGACCTAGTATAACCGGCCTATAGATTAATTTTAATGAGGGGTAAATAGCAGATGGATAAGTATAATTAAGAGATAAATTTAAGTCTAAGTTAGAATAATTGTAGAAATTGTAACCTAAGTTAAAAGCCTCTAAGTGTCTAGAGCTATAACCTACACCTAAAGTTAAAAAAGCTTCTTCAGGTTTTGAATCTGAAGAATCATCTATAAATTTAAAATCAGAAGATAATAATTTTGCAGAAGCTATTGTTTTAGCAGATTTAGAGTCTACTTCTCTCAGAGTTAAAGAAGATACTTTAAGTAGCCCATTCTTTTGTTTATGAACTTCTCCATAAATTGTAAAGGTTTGATTTAAAGTAATTTCTTCTCCACCTTTTTTCAAACAGTTAGGAGTTTTAAAAGTAATTCTATTTGAAGGGTCAGTATAAAGATAACTGATTACAGTCTGCTTATCACATCTACCTTCTTTTGTAATTATCTTAACTTGTTGAGTAGAATTAGAAGAAGTTTTTATTTTTTGTTTTAAAGAATAAATTCTTCTTTGATATTGAATTAATTTTAAATCATTATCAGAAACAAATTTTTGATAATCAGCATTTAAATCAGTATATCTTTCTCTAAACTCAGAAGCTTCTTCTTCAAAAAGCTTAACGGAAGACTCAAGTTTACTTTTTGCAATATTAAATTCTTCTTTCTGCTTTAAAAGTTGTTGTTCTTTTTCAGAAAGAAAACCTTCTAATTGCCTGTTTTTAGTTTTAACTAGCTGCATTTCAGTATAAGCACTATAGGCTTGATAGCTAGAATACAGAAGTGTAAACAAAGAACTAATAATTAATATTACTGTTTTAGTCTTTAAATAATCCTGTAGACTGTTCATTGCTTTTATTTCCTTGAGTAAGCATATTTTCTATATGCTTAGAAATGTATATCGGTTTCATATTGTAGTCTGGATGTTTACTCAAGAATTCTCTTTTTGACATCATTCTGTAATCAGAAGGACTACCATCAATTGAAACTGTAATAACATTTCTTTGAACTAAAGTCTTTTTAATTCTATCAACAGTGTTTCCTATAAAAGATCCACCGGCTTCTAAATAGTAAAAAGTTTTATTAGAAGGCACGTAAATGCCCATAGTATCTCTATCCATATTTATTATCCTTGATAATCTGTAGCTTTTGAATAAATAACTTCTTTGCCATTTGACATAATATAACCTGCTTCTTTCAAATCTTTATACTCTTCAGCTTCTTCCAAAGCTGTGTTTGGATTTACAGGCTTTAAAGAAACACTAGAAGGATTAAGATCTAGAATCAACTTATCTTTAAATCCACTAATCTTATTCTTTGTAAAGTGAAGAAGTAAGCGAGGCATAATAGTGCCAGACTCATCAGTCCAAAAGATTTCTGCGTGTTCTTTGCGGTCATGCATGTCATTGTATACGTGCCAAATAACATTTGGACGATACATCAATGCACGTGCATCTGCTAAATCGTCATCAACAGGTAGTCTTAACTTGCTATGGTCCATAGGCATATTCTTGCGATACTCTGCAGTTGCAATCATACAAGCATGATACTTAACAGTAAGGTTCTTTTGTTGATTAGAAATCATTGTCATTCTAGAAGATTGTTCCAAATTCATAAAATCTAAATAGTTGTGAGTGTTGTCACAAACCATCATAATTTTACGATGAGGATATCTTTGACGATAGTATTTTAGATTACGCTCCAAAGTAGAAAGAGTAGCGCCATCTTCAGAGTCAATAATAACCATTCTTTCTTGCTCTAAAAGTTCAAGAAAGATCTTGTTAGCTAACTCATAAGACTGATGATATTCTTCTGGCTGTCCTCTTAAATTAACTGTAGGCTGAACAACCATACCAATACTAAGATTAGGTAGATGATCGTAAGCCATAACAGAAATGTTAGTTTTAATACGAGGTTCAATTTGCTCATAAGAGTCGTCTGTACTGTGAATAATAACAACAGCATTTTCATCTGACAATGCAATGTCGGTTGCAATCATTAAGCAAGTAGCAGTTTTACCTGAATTTGCACGACCACCTACGTACATCAAAGCACCAGAAGCCCAAGACATACCACCATTCATATTGTCTGCAAAATCTTTAAAATATTCCATCTTAAAACAAGTAGCAGATTCGTCAGTAGACGCATTTGCTCTTAAGTCTTGAATCATATTGAAACGATTAAGCTGATAGTTGATACCGATACTATCTGTCTTATATTCTTTCTCAATGACTTCTAATGATTGCTCATGAGTAGCCATGTGAGTTCTAATATTATCTGGGTCTTGATCTACATTTTTTAAGTAAGCTTCTGCAGTTGCTTTAATCTTATCTATTTTTTCAGAAAACTTATTATTAATAATATTATTAACATCAGCAGTAATTGAAGTAGTAGATATAGTAGTGCATTGAGCTAGATACTTAATAAGCATCTCTCTCTTAATGTTTGAGGGCTCTGCAGCAATTACAGGAATCATCTTGCTACAGATAGTATCTGGAGTATCTGATTCACTAAAGCTATTTAGTTGCCATTCAAAAGCAGAAATCTTTTCTAAATCTAAGAATACATTAGGGTCTGTAACTTCTTTTAAGTATTCATCAGTATCTTTAATAGTAGAATCAGGGGCTACAACAACATAAGTTGCAATGCCTGAAGTAACTTTTAAAATATTTTCAAGAATTCTTTGAGTAGCAGCATAACCTGCTTCATCCCAATCGAAATTTAAGAAAATCTTTCTAATACCCAAAGTTTTTAAATAAAGTAAATGAGACTCAGTAAATGCTGTACCGCAAACAGCAACAGCATTTTTAATACCTAATCTATAAAGTTGCATCAAGTCACCAGGACCTTCTACAACATATAAACCAAACTTCTTAGCTTCTTTATAAGCAACATCAATACCTAAAAGAGCTTGATTTTTCTTGTATATAGCTGTTTCTTGAGTATTTACATACTTGGGTATACCTTTAGACTTAAAGTCTAAATTACGGCAAATAAAACCTATTGTACGCTTAAGGTGATCTTTAATTGCAAAAGTTACTTTATCTTCACCAAAGTAAGATTGATATCTTGTTTTGATTAAATTTGTAGAAGCAATAAATTCAGAAGACCAACCCAAGTCCATAAGGGCTTGAGTTAGTTCGTCTGCATCTTGCTGGCCTACGGAAGCGTAACCTTGAATCCAATTGCGCTCTACAAGGTAATCTATACTAGTAGATTTCTGAGTAGCAAGAATATTAGAAATATCTTGAGCAATCTTATATAAAGCCAATCTTTGCTTATCTTCTTCGGAAAGTTCACCAATAGAGAAATCAATACCTAGTTGATCACAAAGAGTAGGGATAGTTAATTTTAACCATTCTGGACCATTGACAGGAAGATTGTCAAAGTGTTCAGCACAAGTAAAAATGTCACCATAAAAACCGCAAGAAAAACATTTTAATGTTTCATTTGCTGTTTTTGGATTCAAATGCATACTTGGATTAGTATCATCATGTACAAAGCATTTAAATTTTTTAGTTGAGTTAAAGTCATTACCTAGCTTTAATCTTAAATAATCTTCTAGCTTAGATCTAAGTAAAGTAACGATTTCATCTATATCGGTATAATACATATTATCCTTTTGACAGTTTAATTAAGTAAATGTGGAATGCTCTCATTATAAGAGCTTTGAGTAATTTGAATCATTTCTACAGTTTTTGGATTTAAGTCAACTATATTCTTACCACCAAGATAAGAGATAGCAGACCTTAAAGCACTAATTACTTTATAGTGAAAATCAGAATAATAATATTCTGGTGACTGTTTAGGTCCTTGCACACCTTCAGGTGTGCCTGAAACTTTGCCTTTCTTTTCTATTTGAAAAGCAGCAGAAGCCTGACCTCTATAATTTTTATATAAAAAATCATTAAAGAATTTTTTAAAAGTTATTTTATTTAAGAAAAACTTT